ACGACGACCCCAAGACGGAGTCGATTCTCCGGGCTCCCTGATCGTCAGGGTCGATGAGTGTGAGCCGAACCCCTGGAACCCCAATTCGATGGATGCCTTCACCTATTCCAAGGTGATCGACTCCATCCTCGCCTACGGGCCCATCGACCCCATCACCGTCCGTCCATCTGCCAAGGCGGGCAAGCCCTGGCAGATCCTCGATGGCGAGCACCGCTGGCGTGGGTACCAGGACCTCGGCATCACCGAATGCCCCGCTTTTTCCACCGGTGACATCCCTGAGACCCAGGCGATGAAGATCACCATCACGCTCAACGAGCTGAAGGGTCAGTATGACCCCCGTGAGATGAGCAAGCTGCTGTCTCGCCTCCTCGAACACGAGGACCCCATCGCCCTGGCCAAGTCCCTTCCTTTCACCGATGTCGCCCTGGCGGGCATGGTCGGGCTTGGTGGACTCGACCTAGGCACCTCGCCCATCGCCAAGGCCCTCGGACAGGGTGAATCGCTCAAGAAGCAGCGGGAACGCTGGGTCGAGCGTGTGTTCCGCCTGACCGTCGAAGCCAATGGCGTCGTGCAGCAGGCGCTCGACAAGGCGAAGGAGGGAGAGCAGATGAGCGACGTCCAGGCGCTAGAGATGATCTGCGCCGACTTCCTCGCGGGGGAATGAAGATGCTCGGATCATCGCACCGACCAAAGAAACCGGGACGGTGCCTGTTCCACCGGCAGACCATATATATCTGCCTAGAAACGGTCGGGCTCCCCGAGCGAGGACATGATAGATGAGTAGACCCCGCCTGTGGGACCCAAAGAAGGTCGAACTGGAGTTCGTCACCTCAGACCTGTCCATCCGTGAGCTGGCACGACGCAATGGGGTGTCGTATAGCTCGATGGCGAAACATGCCCGTGACAACGACTGGAACGGGCGACGACACGCCTACAAGGCCTCGTTGTCGAGGCAGACCTATGAGCGGATGGCTGCGGAGATCGCGGATCAGGAAGGTATCATCCGTGAAGAATCCTTGATCGTGCTCCGGGCCTCTCTCCGGCGATATGCAGAGCAGCTCGCCTCTGGAGAGGTCTCGATCTCGACCAAGGATGCTGTCGAGGTGGTCAAGGCCATCCGCGACATGATGCGCGAACCGGAAGATGGGAAACGTGACGCAGACAACGCCAGGACCGTTTCAAAGCCAGATGCCGAGCACCTCCGCAGAATTGCAGAAGCTGCTCGAACAAGATCTCGACCAGTCATTCTGGAAGGAACTGCTCGACCGAGCGAACCGGGAACTCGCGTCAACTGATCCCTTCGCCTATGGCGAATATGTCTTCGGCATGGAGGCCGCCCCACACCACCGGGAGATGATCCAGTTCCTCCTGGAGCTCATCACCGAGAAGCGCAACGGCGTCATCCTGGAGCCACGAGGTCACGCCAAGACCACCTGGGCCAACACCATCTTCCTGTCCTGGTGGGTGGCCCTGCACAAGAACATCCGTGTCGGGCTCATCAGCAACACGGCCAAACAGTCCAACGCCTTCTCCCGAGCCATCCGTTGGACATTGCAGAGCAACGAACGCTTCCATGACATCTTCGGTGACCTCACCGGTGCCAAGTGGACCGACGTCGAGTGGATCCAGAAGGATTCCGAGCTCTATGGCACCAAGGACGTCACCATGTACTCGGCGGGTGCTGGTGGTGCCATCATCAGCAAGCGCTTCGATCTCATCATCTGTGACGACATCCTCGACGAAGAGAACACATCCAACCCGGAACAGCAGGAAAAGATCGAGACCTGGTTCTGGAAAACGCTGAAACCGGCCCTCGTGCCTGGCGGTTCACTCATCGTCATCGGTACCCGCTGGGCCGAAGGCGACATGTATCAGAAGCTCATCGAGAACAACAAGTGGCCTCTCTTGCACAAGGGCGCCATCTTCTTCCCCTGCGAGATCTGTGGGAAAGAGTTCTTCGATGAAGAGAAGCTGCGGGACCATTACAAGACCGTCGCGTGTGCCGAGGGCGTCAAGGTCGAGCGACAAGCCCTCTGGCCGGAGATCTGGCCGCTCGACAAGCTCGAACAGGAGCGACGTGACATGGGTAGCGCCATGTTCGCCTGTTCCTACCTCAATGACATCTCTGGCCTCATGGAAGGCAACGTTTTCAAGCGTGAGTGGTTCCAGTACTTCAACACCCTCCCGCAAGGCCATACCTATCGCTACAAGATGGGCGTGGACCTGGCTTCCTCGGAGCGGGAGACGGCGGACTACACCGCCAGGGCGGTCATCGCTGAAGATGAGGAGATGAACGTCTACATCCTCTCGGTGTATCGGGATCGGCGAGAGACGGGCCATCGAGCCTTCGTCTTGGATGGATACAACGCCTACCCGCTCATCGAGCGCATCCTGGTGGAGAACAACCAGTTCCAGTCCACGCTGGTGAAGGATCTGCTCAACACCACCAGGTTGCCCATCGTGGGCAAGCGTGCCGACGTGGACAAGGTCACCAGGGCGCGTTCGGTGGCCGCAAGGTATGAGGCCCACAAGGTCTTTCATCACGTCTCACTGAAGGGCTCGGATTTCGAGATCGAAGAGCTCCAGTTCCCCAAGGGCCATGACGACATGATCGACGCCCTGGGTCATGCCATGGAGACGGGTGGTGGGGCATTTTGGTATGGGAAGGCCGGATGAAGACGATCGAATTCCGTGATGGGGAAAAGGATGTCCCTGACCATGTCGCTCTCCTGATGAAGGGGATGCGCACCTGGGAGATGACGTACGAGCAGGCGCGTGAGCATGCCCACGTCAATCAGCTCAGACAAGCCCTGGAGGTCGCGCAACGCGACATCATCCGACAGCACTTCAAGGACTGACGATGGCACTGGTGAAGAGCGCTCCTCCGCTCCTCCAGGCGCTTACCACCCCATCGGGGCGTGAGGCGCTCCGGGGGATGATCTATAAGAGCCCAAAGGCGTCGCCGAAGCGGATCCCAGACACAGCTGTGGCGATGACCAGGCAGTGGGATGGGAAGGTAGGCAAGAGTGACGTTGCGCTCTTCCGGCACTGGGCAGAGCACAGTGAATGGGTAGCCGGGGCCATCAACATCAGGCGCAGCCAGATCAGCTCCGCCGAGTGGTCCATCGAGCCGTACGACAACACCAGGCCATATTCGAAGCGCTTGGCGAAGCGGATCAACGATCTCATCCAGCGACCGAACCCTGCTGTCGATGGGTTCCGTGGTTTCATCGAGCCGGTTGTGGAAGACATCCTCACACTCGATGCTGGCTGTATCGAACTCGTGCGCACCCTGCGGGGCGATCTCGCCGAGCTTTGGGCCGTCGATGGCGGGGAAGTGCGCGTCAACGGCATGTGGGACGGGAATCCAAACGAGCCTAGGTACTACTGGTACCCGACCGGGGTGAACCAAGAGATGGCGTCATGGGTCAATGACGATTTCATCTACATGATCAGTCGCCCCCGAACATATTCGCCCGTAGGCCTGTCGAACCTAGAGACGCTGAAGTTGACCATCGAGGCTGAGCTCTACGGGCACGAATACAACCGTCGCCAAGTACAGGGCGCCGCACCTGACGGCGTGATGAACCTGGGCGAAGGGATCACCCGAGATCAGGTACGGGAGTTCCAGGCGTTCTTCGAGTCCGAAGTGGCTGGGAAGGGCGCGATCGGCTTCATCGGTGGGACGAAGGGGGCCGAGTGGATCCACTTTCGTAACACCAACCGTGAGATGCAGTTCCTGGAGTGGCAGACGTACCTCGTTCGGAAGATCGCGGTCGTCTTCGGGCTTTCACCCCAGGACCTGGGCATCACGTTCGATGTCAACCGGTCCACCGCAGAGGTGCAGCTGCAGACCTCGGAAGACCGTGGTCTGCGCCCCCTCATGCAGATGATCCAGGACTACATCACCCAGGAGGTGGTGTGGGACGAGACATTCGGTGGGCCGGATAACAACCTCGCTTTCAAGTTCACAGCGTTGAACCTGAAGGAGACGACTGCCAAGGCCAAGATCAATCAGCTGGCCCTGGCTGGTGTCCCATGGAAGACCGTCAACGAGGCTCGCCTCGAAGATGGCCGAGAGCCGCTGAAGGAAGACCAGTACAACCAGTTGATGATGGTCGTCCCGACCGGAGCGGTCTCACTGGACGATATCCCGTCCGCTCGTGAGGTCCATGAGGCATCGAAGCCGGTGCCAGCCCCCGCTGGCCCCAGAGACTGAAAGGAGCTTATGGCCGCATCGCTAAGCCTCCGGGTGTACACCGGGGCAGGCATGACCCAATCGGGTGCCGTGACCGGCATCGACATGATCAGTGCCGACAATGCCACCAACAGCCTGGCCAACCGCCAGGCCAACCCCATCACGGTGGGGACATCCAGCTATGAGAAGTGGGTGAAGTTGTACATCGACTCCACCCCTGCCAATGCGGTGGACAACTTCCAGATCTGGTGTGACGGGTCGGTGATGGCCAGCACCACGCTGTACTTCACCACCAACTATGTGACCTACGCGACTCCGACCAGCTCGGCGTCCACCAA